TTAAAACTCTTTCAATGTGAAGGACACCTCCCATAAGCTCCCATAGCTTGTATCGCTGACCAGCTTCACCTGATACCCGTCAATATACATCTGCGTATTAACGATGTTCATGGTCTCCATGTCCAGATAACCCACGGTAATGCTTGCCAGCTTCTTATACGCCGAAAACTTATTCAGCCACTTCTTCGATACCCGGAAGGTCACGCTGATCTGAACCACGCCTTCCCGGACGACATCCCTCTGCGTGGTTCCCGCTTCCGTCACGCCGCCGCTGTCCGCCTCCACATCCGACAGATTCACGGAATAAGAGGCAGGCTTCGGTATATTCTCATTGTTAAAAACAAGATACTGCATATGCGCCATATTACCTGCCTCCACTTCTTAGATTCATTCTCTGCTGAGCCGTAACCACGATCTCATCGATCATGTCGCCGCCGATATAAACCGGGATCACGATATCCCCTGCAGCACCTCCGCCGGCAAGAGCCGTATTCAGCGCCGTATTGATACCGGAGATCAGATCCCCGCCGTTCACACCGCTGCCGGCATAACCACCGGAAGCAGCCATCACCCTCGGAGTGATCGTCATATCCCCGGTCACGCCCTGCATTGCCTGTTCGATCATGCCCCGGCTCTTCTCAATGCCCTTGGCCAGACCTCCGATAAAGTCCGGCATCCAGCTCTCATAATCCGTGAGCGGTCCTTCGTCCGGTACGGAGAAATGCAGGAAGCTCCGGATCTTATCCGCAACCGATGAAACCGCATCCCCGACCTTACCTATCATGGACTTGATACCATTGACAATGCCGCCGATGAAATCAGCTCCCCACTGGAAAGCCTGAGTCGCCAGATTTTTCACGAAATTGATTGCCTTATCAAATCCGCTCTTCACAGCCCCATAGATATTTCCGCAGACATTCTTGATGCCGTTCAGCATCGCATTGAAAGCATTGGAAACCGCATTCTTAATGGCATTGGCCGCATTCGATACCGCAGACTTGATATTGTTCCAGGCTGTCGTGACCACATTTTTGATCGCGTTCACGATAGTCGTGATCGTATTCTTTATGCCATTCCAGACCGTTGTTACCACGGACTTGATCGCATTCAGCACCGTTGTGATCGCGGTCTTGATACCATTCCATGCCGTACTCAGGAATGTGGATATCGCCGTCACCACTGTCGTGATAACCGACTTGATCCCGTTCCAGACCGTGGTGAAGAAGGTTTTTATCGCATTGAACACCGTGGTCACGGTATTCTTGATCGCATTCCAGGCATTCGTCAGGAACGTACTGATCGCATTTACCACAGTCGTGAAGATATTCTTGATACCTTCCCAAAGCCCGGTAAAGAAGGAAGAAATCGCGTTCCATACGGCCTCAGCCGTGGACTTGATTGCTTCCCAAGCCGCCTTGAAAAATTCCTTCAATGCTTCCCATACGGCAATGGCAATCTCTTTGATGCCCTCCCACAGGTCAATCCAGAACTGCCGGAACTCTTCACAGTTGTTCCAGAGATAAATAAACGCCGCTACCAGAGCAACGATCGCCGCTATGATCAACACATACGGATTCGCCGCGCATACCGCATTAAAAGCCGCAAAAACACCCTTCGCCGCATTGATCACACCTGCCAGCTTCGGCACCAATGTCATAATGGTACCCACGGCAGAGATCACTTTTCCGACGATGATCAGCACCGGACCGATAGCCGCAGCCACCAAAGCGATCGTAACAATAACCTTCCTGGTTCCTTCATCCATCGAATTGAGCCAGTCCACGAATTTCTGGATCCATCCGACAATAGTTCTAATCGCAGGCATCAACAATTCCCCGAAAGAGATTGCCAGTTCCTGCAGCTGTGACTTCAGGATAGTCAACTGTCCGGCAAGGTTGTCATTCATGGTCTCAGCCATACCAGCCGCACATCCGTCACAGTTATCGATTGCAGAAGAAAGCTTATTGATATCCGCTTCCCCGGCATTCATCAGAGCCAGGAATCCGGACATCGCATTCTTACCCACAAGACTTTCAGCCGCCTGTGCCTTCTCCGATTCCGTCAGACCGGAAAAAGCCGTCCGGCAGTCAGCCAGAATGTCACTCAGATCCCTCATGGAACCATCGGCATTTGTGGTAGCGATCGTCACTTCACCGATAGCCGATCCGCAGACCGTCACATCTCCGGACAGATTATTCATGATAGTTCTGAGTGCTGTACCAGCCTGAGAACCCTTGATACCGGCATTGGCCATCAGACCAATCGCTTCTGCCGTATCCTCCGCAGAGAATCCCAAAGCACCTGCAATCGGAGCGCAATACTTGAAAGTCTCGCCCATCATGCTGACATTCGTATTCGCATTGCTCGAAGCCGCCGCCAGTATATCCGCGAAATGTCCGGAATCGGAAGCCGACAATCCGAAAGCCGTAAGCGCATCCGTTACGATATCGGAAGTGGTAGCCAGATCCTCACCGGAAGCAGCCGCCAGATTCATGACACCCTCGATACCTTCCAGCATGTCAGATGTCTTCCAGCCGGCCATAGCCATATAGTTCATGGCTTCAGCCGCCTCAGAAGCGGAGAACTTTGTCTTACTTCCCATCTCACGGGCTTTGTCCCTGAGTGCATCCAGATCTTTTCCTGTCGCGCCGGATACGGCTGCCACTTTGCTCATGGCAGAATCAAAATCAGCGGCAGTTTTCACCGCTGCCGTACCTAATCCCACAACGCCCAGAGTTACAGGCATGAACTTCTTTCCGACATTGGTAACATTGTCACCGACCGTCTTCAGCTTCTCACCCTTAGCAGCAATCTCCTGAAGAGCCGTCCCGGACTGCTTCGCCTGCTCCTCCAAGGACTTCAGTTTCTGTTCAGTTTCAACGATCTCACGCTGAAGGCCGTCATACTGATCCTGAGTGATCGTACCATCCTTCAACGCCTGTTCAGCCTGTTCCGCTGCCGTCTTCAAGGTCTCCAGTTTTTCCTTCGTTTCCTTGACGGCATCCCCAAGAAGCCTGTGCTTCTGTGCCAGAAGTTCTGTATTCCCCGGATCAAGTTTCAGGAGCTTATCGACATCACGCAGCTGGCTCTGAGTATTTCTGATTTCTGTATTAACGCCCTTCAAGGCTGTCTGTAGTTTGGTAGTATCGCCGCCGATCTCAACGGTAATACCCTGGATCCGTCCAGCCATGTCTCAGCCTCCTTCCCGAATTTATGGCAAAAGAAAAAGACCGGCTTCCCGATCTTTCTCCAAATGATATTACTATTAATCCTCGTTATCTCAGGTATATTACCATGTCATCGCAAACTCTACCTTGTCCGGATTCTCCGCATTACCGATCATCGGCTTTGTAGTATCCAGTGCAGCGAGTTTTTCCATCTCATCATCCGTCAATACAAAATCAAAGATGTCAATGTTTTCCCTGATCCTATCAGTATGAACAGACTTCGGTATAACTGCAACGCCCCTCTGCACCTGATATCGGAGGAGCACCTGTGCCAGTGTTTTACTATGGGCTTCGGCAGCCGCTTTCACCTCATCCTCAGCGAACATTTCATTTGCATGCCCCTGACCAAGCGGTGCATATGCCTGATGCGCAACATCATACTTTTCCAACCACTTACGTTCTTCTTTACGTTGACAGTAGAGGTGAGTCTCAATCTGGTTCAGCTGCGGCTTTACCTTATTGAAGGTGATAAGATCTATGAGCCTGTCAGCTTCCATGTTTGATACGCCGATAGCCTTGATCTTACCTGCCTCATAGTATTCTTCCAGCACACGCCATGCAGAATACACATTTCCAAATGGCCAGTGCAGAAGCACCATATCAATATAATCCAGACCAAGCTTCTTCAATGACTCATCGAGACTCTTCCTGCAATCCTCTGTTTCAAAACATCTGAACCATACCTTAGTCGTAATGAACAGTTCCTCACGCTTCACGATTCCTTCATCAATGACAGCCTTGATCCCGGCTCCTACCATCTCTTCATTTCCATATGCCTGTGCTGTATCAATCAGACGATATCCAACCTTCACAGCTTCTATAATGCTCTGCTTGCATTTCTCCGCATCCGTAACCTGATAAGTGCCGAATCCAAGAATCGGCATCTCGACCCCATTGCTCAATTTGATATATTCCATAGAAGACCTCCTGATTTTTGTTGCGAGCCCTGCTTGCTCATGTTAAAATCATCTTAACAACTTCGAGTAACACGAAGTCAAGAACTTTTTCAAAAAAAATTCAGGAGGCATCCATGTATTATACAATTAAACAATTCGCAGACATGTTCGAAACTACAGAGCATACCGTCAGGTACTATACTGATATTGGCATTCTTCCCTGCCAGCGTGATGGCGGAAACCGTCGTGTTTTTGATGAAGTGTCCGTCAACTGGATGCAGGGCATCACCTGTCTTAAAGGCTGCGGTGCATCCATAGACGACATCAAGGAATACTGCCGCCTTTGTCTTCTGGAGGAATCCGTGGAAAACCTCCGTGCCAGATACCAGATCATCCTGAAGCAGAGAGAAGAAGCTTACAAACGCATTGAAGAAGCAAAGGCCACCGCTAAGTATATGGATGATAAGGTTAAGCACTATGAGGACATCCTTGCCGGCATCATTCCAGACGATTCCAATCCCAATAAATGGACAGAAAGCACAAGACCTGATAAGCATTAAAACCGGTCAAAATCATCCTGAGATGCGATTTGGTCATGAGGTTCCTCATCCCGCTGCATCTCTGTGTACATATCATTGATTTCGCCGATGGTCAGTAGATCCATCTCGCTGATATGCACTCCCAGCTGCACCGCTCTTAACAGTAAGAGCGGCGTTGTCATTTCCCGGCCAGTCGCTCGAAGTTTTTTTTACTCTCAACCTGCGTCTGCACATTGAGTCCCCAGAGCTCAATAATCTCCGGAAGCACCTGATAAATGGAAAACGTCCCGAACTGGTCAAGCCATTCATCCGGCGTATCGGGAACACCCTGCGGATCCGCGTGCTTCGCCATGATGTAGCTGATATCCTCAAACAGTTCCAGCGAAAAGGAATCCAGCGCAGAATTTTCGGGATCATTTTCATCAATCCCCTTCTGCAGGTCGTGGAGATCCTTATAGATATCACGATGGAACTTGTTCCTGTATATCCTCGGAATGGCCGCGGAAGCCCTGAAAGTCACATCCTTGCCATCAATATTCACTGTCTTTGTAAGTGCCATTTCACTTTCCTCCAATCATAAGTATGGGCAGAGCCGAAGCCCTGCCCGCTAAAATCAACCCTGTCCGTTCTTTGTCACCGTTACGGTATAAGCCGTACTGGTGCAGCCGGTCTTGCTTGCGATCACCGTCACGGTATTGGTTCCGCTCTCCCAGGTCGCATCCTGACCGCTGGTATGAGCCGCGCCATTTACCAGAATCGTGACCGCCGTTCCGCTTGCCGCCGTGGCAGATACCGCATCCTCATCATTCACGGTCTCAGCCGTATAGGAAGTGGTTCCGGCATCAAAAGCAGGCGTCAGCTGAAGGCTTCCGATCGTGATCCCGGTAAGGACCGCCGATACCTGAGCGGTCTCAGACTGATAGACATTGGAATACCAGCCGTTATAAACCGCATCCGAAGTGTTAGAACCAGTCTTAACCTTTACAACACCACTCGGAAGAGGCGTTGCCTTGATCTCCAGCTTCTCTGTCTGAACTTCCTTGCTATCCTCATTGGTCTTGCCCTCGATGGTCGGTCTCGCAGCGGTACAGTAATACATGCAGTGCCTGATCTTTTTCTTATCCCCGGAGAACTCGAAAAGCAGAGCAAAATGCTCCGGCTCCACCGTGGAATCCTCCACAAGCACACCGTTCGCATCTTCTGTTTCCTTCAGGATATCCTTGCGGAAGCTCTCCGGAATAAGCGCAATCTCCAGATCACCCGAATAACCGTTATTTGCGACTGTGGTGTAATACACCATATCATCTGCATAAAACGGCTCGGTATCTCCCTCCGGATCCAGCGACAGGTTCACTGCTCCGGGAATTGCGACAGGCGTACCAAATGTCACGGCATTGGTATCCGGATCAAGGGTAGCCTTCGCATAATGGCAGTTCTTAAGGCCGAACTTCACCTTGTTATTCGTACTCGACATAATTAACCTCTCTTTCCGCTATACCGTCATCTGGTACAGCACTTCGTATAGTTTTTCTGTTTCGATCCATACCTCTGATTTGTTCCAGAAAAGCTCATAGTCATTAAGCACTGCCTCGACCCTATCTTCCAGCTCTGGATCCTTCTCATCGGTATAAAGTTCAATGCTCAGGTTGGAAAACTCCATATACACCACGTTGTCCGCGGAAAAGTTCTCCGAACCTGGAAACAAAAAGCAGATGAACGGCGGATCAGGCGATTCACCTTCTGCAAAATGGTCATACGCAAAAGGGATCTTCAATTCCGCCAGTATCTGCATCACTTCTTCATGCGTCATCGTTACCCGCCTTTCTGTAAATCCCTTTCGATATCCCTTGTCAGCTGCTCGATGCCCGCCTGCTCTGCAGGAGCGATATGCGGAAAAGCCCTTGTCCTTCCGCCACCCCTCTTCGCATGACCGAACTCCAAAAGATGCGTCAGCTGATACCTCTTGGAATGCACCACAATCTGGATGGAATCGGATGTTTCCCTGGTCTTCTTGATCGCCCAGCTTTTTGAATACTTCCCGGTCTTCTTCGGAGCCGTGGACTCGATCTGCTGCTTCACGGTCTTACCGGCCTTTTGGACATCCGCCTTCAGGTCATCCACCGCAAGCTTCGCATATTCCTCCATGCCCTTCATCACGGTATCCGCCAGCTGATCTATCTTTATCGTCTGACTCATCGCCGCTCCTTCCTGCAGGTAAACTTCAGCGACCGTTTCCTGAAATTCATATGGTCAATGTTCTCGATGTTATAAAGCTCACCCATAAACACCACCCTGAATCCAGTGGAAGTGATCGCAGCCACTTTCGCACAGTACCGGACCGTTACGGTCATGGATACTTCCTCAACTGTAGTACCGGCAACCTGCTCTTCCTTGGAACTTGCCATCCCTTCGCCGCCGATCGTCGCAAAGCAGGTATAATAATCCGTCCAGGCATTCTTATGATTCCCGTACTTGTCCGTCACAGCCTCATTCTTCTGGAACGTCACTTTTGATCTGAGTGCTGCTACATCCATCAGAATCCCTCCTTCCGGCTCCCGAATAACAGAGCCCTCAGAGTCAGATCCATCGCATGATGGTCAGCCTCTTCCCGGTGTTCATACAGATAAGCCACCGTGAACATCACGGCGATCTTTCCGTTCGGGCAGTCAGACAGATTATTCTCATCGTCTGTCCGCAGGATATCCATGCACTGCTTCACGCCCGCCGTTATGAAGTTTTCCAGCAAAGAATCATCATCCTCGAAATCGATCCTCAGATAATTCTTCATCTCTTCCACAGTCACGATCATCTGATACCACCTCACAAAAAGGCGGCAGATTTCTCCACCGCCCCATAATCCTTACGCAGGCTCCACAATCTTCAGCGTGTACCTGGTCTCTTCATAACCATCTGCCCACAGCGTGAAGTAATCCTTGGATTTCTCCGAATTATCACCTGCAAGCACAAGATCAGCTGCAACCCAACGGACGAAATACCCTGCATCCAAGGTGCACTGTGAAGCCTCAGCCACATCCTCATCTGTAATGGCGGAACCATTATATGAAAGTCCGGTAATAGGCGAAATTCCTACGCCCAAACCGATTCCAAGCCACTTATGAACTCCCCAGCCATGCAAGCCATCAAAATTCTTAAGGTTCTTCACCTTGTCAGATAAAGTGATCGTGATCTCATGGTTATCATTGTCCACAGCTACGTTGGAAATCTTCCCGGTGTTATACTGACGATCCGCATGACCGGCAACTGTGTCCGTTACGGTTGCATACTGCATTGTGAAGTCATCGGGCTTCATAAGACCCGCATTCTTCATCTTCAGAAGCAATGCGTTAATGGCATTCACAGCGTTTGTTCCGCCTGTAGTACCTGTACCGGTTGCGGCTTCCTGGTTAGGCAAAAGCCCGCCACTCATTTTTCCGCCTTCATCAAACTGAAGAACTCCGCCGATATGAGTGACTTCGCCGCCCTGTTCTGTATAATTCTTTGCGTTATATTCGCTCATCTCTTACCTCCAAATCCGGGGAGCCGCATTTCACGACTCCCCCATTATGCGCAATACCCTTAGTGCTTCATCTTCAGGAGCTTGATGCCCTCAGGAAGAATCACCTTGCCGTCCACACGCTCAGTAGCGACAAAGCCTACCTGTCCATTGGTGCTGTAAAGCTCGTTGAGTCTCTGCACGGTTCTTCCGGAACGATCTGCGATCCAGTAGTTCTTAAAATCACCAAATGCAACTGTAAGTGCATCAGGATCGATTCCCGGAACATAAGGAGAAGTGTAAAGGTCATAGCCCAGAAGCTTATCAGGCTCACCTGCATGAAGCGAAGGCTGCCAGAGATATACACCGTTGCCGTCCTTCAGCTTTCTGATAGAAGCAATAGTCGCATCGTTCATAAGGAACTTCGCGTTTCTACGGTAAGGACTCTTCAGCGAATAAATAAGGCTGATCAGATCATCCGCAGCAATGGCATTATTAGCCGCAGCGGTAACGCCGACCTGACCGCCATTTGCAGTGAAGATACCAGTAGGCTGACCGGTTCCGGTTCCAACGCAGAATGCCTCTTCCTCGGCGATACCGAAAGCTCTTGCGAACTCAGCCGCGATATAGCTTTCCAGATCAAACATGGAATCCTGAAGAAGCTCGATGGAAACCTTCACAAGGTCAGTAAGCTTGAAAGCATCGATGGTCTTCTGGTCGAAGGAAGGATCACTCGGAGTATAGGCACCATTCTCAGCTGTCCATGCAGCGGTAGAATGAGTCGCCGCAATCGGGATCTTTCTCTCCGCGCTTGTGGTAATGACCTTCGCAAGACCTCTCACCACATTAGCCTCATCAAGGCCCATCACGATTTGACGCTCAAACTCTTCCGGCACGAGATAACCGCCATCCGCCTGCACGCCCTCGGAAAGAACATTATGCACAGGTCTCTTTCCACGGAGATGCGCACCGAAGTCTTCCTTGTAAGCATTGGAAGCACGTCCGGTTTTTTCCTCCACTTCCTGTCTCGCAGGTCTTCCGGTAAGGGGCATATTGACAGGCTTGTTGAACTCAGCCTCCCTTGCCTCTGCTCTCTGCTGACGGTCGATAGCCGCAGTCAGATCCTCGATCTCCTGCTCCATACGGCTGTAAGTCGCGTTATCTTCCGCAGACAGAACGCCATTTTCATTCTCGTGGGTATCCACAAAGTTCTTTGCGGTCTCCCACACCTTCGCTCTCTTCTCGATCATTTCTTTGATAGTCATAGGTTTTATCCTCCCTTAAATGAATCTCTTGATAAAATTCAAGCGTTCCCTGATCTCATCACAGGAACGCCCGTTATCCGTTACGTTTTCAGTTTCCGTTGCACCGGTGCAACCGTCCGGCGCCTTGATATGGCATTTCGCCGCGATCTTATCCATCAGCGAATTTGTCACCGCTGCCCTGGAATAAAGCATCGACACATCCGGCACTTCCAGATCCTCGACTGCATCCTGCCTCTGCAAAATGCCATCCGCGAATCCAAGCTCCACCGCCTTGTGCGCATCCATCCAGGTCTCCGCATCCATCAGATGTGAGATCTTCGTCCTGCTCATGCCGGTCTTGATCTCATAGGCATTCATGATGGATTCCTTCACCTCAGCAAGCATGTTGATTGCCTTCTGCATCTCCGCTGTATCGCCAAAAGCGATGGTCGCCGGATTATGGATCATCATCATGGACACGGGACTCATAAGAACCTTCGTCCCAGCCATCGCGATCACGCTTGCCGCCGATGCCGCAATGCCATCGATCTTCACCGTGACATCGCCCTTGTAGTCCATAAGCATGTTGTAGATTTGAGCCGCTGCCACACAGTCACCGCCCGGGCTGTTGATCCAGACAGTGATGTTGCCGCTTCCCGAATCCAGTTCCTGCTTAAAAAGAGCCGGTGTGACATCATCGTCAAACCAGCTTTCTTCAGCTATTGTTCCATTAAGGAAAAGCACTCGCTCAGTTGCTTCTTCGCCTGCCTGGTCTATGATCTTCCTGCTTTTCCAGTTCCAAAACTTCTTCATCAGGATTTTCCTCCTTCCCTTCATCAGACTCCAAGTTGTATGCAGCACCAGCTGATACAAGAGGAACCATGTTTCCGTTTACTAAATACAGATCACCGCCATCTTCCTCAGGTATCCGGTCAAGGTTTTCAAGCTCACGGATATCATTCGCTGACATCCAACCGTTCTGCCTTGCCGTGGCATAGCCGTTCATCCTGCTCTGGTAATCACCACGCAGAAGCCCGTCCACGTTGAACTTGAAGAAATACTTCTTCTTTTCCTCCGGCGTAAGAAGCGCCCTGACCATCGCCTGTTCCCAACGGCTCACCCAGGGATCCAGCGTGTACTTCACAAACTCCAAGCTCTGCTGCTCAATGTTGTTGAAGCTGCTCTTTTCCAAATCTCCGATCATATGTGGCGGCACACGGAAGATCCTTGCGATCTCATCAATCTGGAACTTCCTTGTTTCCAAGAACTGAGCCTGTTCCGGTGAAATGGAAATCGGCGTGTACTTCATGCCTTCTTCCAGAACTGCAATCTTATTTGCATTACCGCTACCACCGAATGTTGCCTGCCAGCTTTCCCTGACCTTACTTGGATCCTTGATTGTTCCCGGATGTTCCAATACACCTGAAGGAGCCGCACCGTTCGCAAAGAACTTACTGCCATACTCTTCCGTAGCGATCGCAAGACCGATAGCATTCTTGGCCATAGCAATCGGCGAATACCCAACCAGACCGTCAAATCCAAGCCCCGGAATATGCAGCACATCATGAGGCTGGAGCCTTACCGTCCTTCCAACCTTATTGGTGCCTTTTCTTCCGTCCGCATCGTCCGAATCGTAAACGGTATATTCGTAATAGAGCCGTCCATGCTCATCACGATCCACCTTCATTCGATCCGGCATCAGCGGATACAGAGCCACAACTTCACCCTTGCCATTACGGATGATCTGACTGTAGGCATTACCCCACAGGAGCAAATGCGTCATCAGAGTCTCCCGGAAGATAAAGGATGTCATTTCCGGATTTGGCTCATCGTGGAGCAAAAAATAAAGCGGATGTTCCACCGCTTTCTCCTTACCGCCATCATCGGTATATCTGTAAAATTGTAATGGCAGGCTCGCCACCGCCTCTGACAGGATCCTCACGCAACAGTGCACCGCCGTCATCTGCATTGCAGACCGTTCAGTCACATACTTGCCGCTTGCGGTACCACCCAGAAAGAAGCTGTAAGCGCTTCCCGCCGTCCTGTCCGTGGGCTTATCCCTGCTCCGAAATAAACCACTCAGTATTCCCATAACCACGCCCTCCATTCTTTAGAAAACCAATAATCCTCTCGTATCATAAACAGACTCCGTTGTTTCGTTTCCGCACCTGATCGCACGGTCAAGCGCCATGATCATCGCGATAGCCCCGTCGATCTTCTCCGTGGACTTTGCCTTATCCGCCTTGATGTTGCCAGCCGGATCCGTGCGGATATAAATGTTATCCATATTCCACCTGAGAACCGGATGACCGCCGTGGGCGATCTTCTGTTCCAGCACCAGCCTCATCAATTCTTTGGTTGGCGGAGACATACTTGCAAAACCCTGACCGAACGGAACCACTGTGAGTCCCATTCCTTCCAGATCCTGCGATAACTGCGTCGCTCCCCAACGGTCATAAGCGATCTCCCGGATGTAAAACCTCTCACCCAGGCGCTCAATGAACTTCTCAATATATCCGTAATGAACCACGTTCCCTTCCGTCGTTTCCAGAAAGCCCTTCCGCTCCCAGACATCATAAGGAACATGATCTCTTTTCACTCGCAGATCCAGCGTTTCCTCCGGAACCCAGAAGTAGGACAGCACCGTGTACTTATCCTCATCATCCACCGGCGGAAATACCAGGGCAAAGGCTGTCAGGTCAGTCGTGCTCGAAAGATCAAGACCGCCATAACAGACACGCCCTTCCAGCTCATCCTCATCCACAGGGAAATTGCAGGCATCCCATTTCTCCATTGGCATCCACCTGACCGCCTGCTTCACCCATTGATTCAGCCTCAGCTGCCGGAAGGAATTTTCCTCACCCGGATTCTGCTTTGCCGATTCACAGGCCGCTTTCACCTTGTCGATACCCACCGTGATATCAAGTGAAGGATTCGCCTTTTTCCAGACCTTCGGATCCGTCCAGTCATCCGCTTCATCCGCGCCATAGATCACAGGATAAAAAGTAGGATCGATCTTCCGACCTTCCAAAATATCCTTCGCCTTCTGATGCGTTTCGTAACAGATACTGTTGGTATCCGTGCCCGCTGTCGTTATAAGAAAATACAGCGGTTGCATCCTGGCATCCCCGGAACCCTTCGTCATGACATCAAACAGCTTCCTGTTCGGCTGAGTATGAAGCTCATCGAACACAACCCCGTGGATATTGAATCCGTGCTTGCTGTACGCTTCCGCAGACAGCACCTGATAAAAGCTGTTGGTCGGCTGGAAGATGATCCGCTTCTGTGAAGCCAGTATCTTCACCCTCTTATTCAAAGCCGGACACATCCTGACCATATCCGCCGCGACCTCGAAAACAATGGAAGCCTGCTGCCTGTCAGCCGCACAGCCATAAACCTCGGCTCTTTCCTCTCCATCTCCACAACAGAGCAGAAGTGCCACCGCCGCAGCCAGTTCACTCTTGCCCTGCTTTTTGGGGATCTCGATATATGCGGTATTGAACTGCCGGTATCCATTCGGCTTCATGGTTCCGAACACATCCCGGATGATCTGTTCCTGCCAGTCGATCAGTTCAAAAGGCTTCCCCGCCCATGTGCCTTTCGTGTGGCACAGGCACTCTATAAAATCCACGGCAAAATCAGCCGCTTCCTTGTTATAGATGGAATCCTTCGCTTTGAATTTTGTCGGCTTATACTTCTTCAGCTTCCTCATCTTCAATCCGCATCACCGCCTTTAAGCCACTGCCTGTAAACCTGCTCGGAAATCTTCGCCATCATCACCGGCGGGACGCTCATGCCGCAGATATACTGGACACTCTGATCCATGAAGTCATAATCCTGCGGAAACGTCTGGCAGTTTATGATATCCCTGTCAGTCATTAGCAGGCCGTCACACATCCTGTAAAGGCTGCTCCCGGCAACGATCGTCTGTATCGGCTCATCATCCCTGTTGATTGGAGTGGAAAATCCGTTGTTCTTGACTTTCCTCACCCTCTCATTGATGTCCGCGATACACCGGTCAGTCGGGATGCGATATTTCAGGAGCTTCGCCTGCATACTGTTCTCATCCATTGCTTTGCCATATGGCTCCCGGACATCCTTGAACGGGATCGGCTTAGAATCAAAGTTCATAGAAAGCTTCGGATATTTAAAATCTTTCCTGTGCGCGATAAAAAAGACGCGCTCCCTTTTCTGAGGCACGCCCATCCTCGCCGCGTTGAACAGAAATATCTGAACATCGTATCCGGCATCATCGAAGCCCTTCACGATCTGGTTGACCCAGCCCTTCGCATTTCCAATAATGATACCCTTCACATTCTCCGCAATCACAACCTTCGGCTGAAGGCGTTTCGCTATCGCTATGAAATACAGGAATAGGTCATCCAGCCTCTGCTTTGCCTGTCCTTCCCTGAACACTTTTTCCGTATTCCAGCCTTCTTCCCTGACTCCCGCCGTTGAAAACACGGAGCAGGGCGGCGAACCGTCCAGCACATCCAGATGGAACAACTCTTCTGGTATCATCTCATCCGGCAGCTTCAGGAAATCCCTGATATCCATAAGGAAGCTGTGCTTCGGATGATTATTCTTCTTATAGACCTTCATCATGTCGGGATCGATCTCACAGTTACCCACGACATCAAAACCCGACAGCTTGTAACCCATAGAGGAACCGCCGCCGCAGGAAAAACAGGAAAACACGGTATGCCCGTGCTTGGGCCTCTTTTCCAGATCCGACAGACTCCACTTCCACGGAAACTCAGTTGAACCGGAAACCGCATTTCGGGCATTCATATTTGAACTCTTCATCCCCAAACACCTCCGTATCCAACTCCGTGGTTCCGGTCAGTTCTTTGTCAGAACCGCCGCCTACACTATCCACAGGCAGATCAACCGCCATACCAAAAAAGTCGAACCCTTCCAGGTCAAGCCCTTCCAGTTCGACTTCCAACTTCATCAGATCCCATGTGGCTTTTTCGCCGGTCTTGTTATCCAGGAACCTATACTTCTTTTTCTGTTCCTCGGATAATCCTTCACAGATAAGGCACTCGGCAGATTCTTCTCCAAGAGCCTTCAAGGCTTTATACCTTGTATGCCCCGCTATGATCACATGGTCTTCATCCACGATGATTGGCGTGATATAGGAACACTGCCGGATGCTCTCGGCAACCGCATTCACCGCGTCATCATTCTTCCTCGGATTATTATCATAGGGCTTAATGTCAGCCAGCTTTAATTTCTGAAGCTTCATACCTCGAACACCTCCCCGCAGCACGGACAGGTCATCGTCTTAGGACCGTCCTCACCGGATTCTTCGTCCGGAAGCGCGATCTCAGGCTGTCCGAAATCATATCCCTGAAAATCAACATCACATAATTCCGCAGACAGTTTCTTCTGATCCCAGGAAGCCATCTCCGCCGTCTTGTTATCGTACAGACGGTATTTTTTCTTCTGTTCCTCTGTCAGATCGGAAGCGACCACAACCTCGCATTCCTTATATCCCAGCTTTTTCAGAGCCTTGTACCTTGTATGACCCGCAAGGATCACCCCATCCTCGTCAATGATGATCGGTGCGATGTATGAACACTGCTTAATGCTTTCCACAACATCGTCCACCGCTTCATCATTGATCCTCGGATTGTTCTCATAAGGCTTCAGATCCGACAGCTTTTTCTTCACATATTTCATTGAAACCCTCCTATTTCTTCCGCGCTGACAGCAGTCTTTCCATCAGGTCATCATGCGGATTCGCCCCGCCGTATTCCACGGAGCAGTTTTCCTTTACGATCTGATATATCTGGTACCAGCACTGGTTCACCTGTTTCAGATAGTTCTGGCTCATCGTCACATATGGGGAAGTTATAGCCGCCCCCGTTGTCGGATGCTTTGCCAAAAATCCGTATTCTGATATGCAGGTCTCGCACTGTACCCATCTGGACACCATCATCGCATACTGCTCGATCAGCTGGCTGTTCACCAGTCGGTCACAGCCCCGTTCCTTCAGCCAGAGGAATGTCTGTTTAAAAACATCCTCCGCGCACAGGTCTATGCCGCTCTTCTGAGCAGCCTTCAAAAAGTCCTTCACCGGCGGCACATCCTCGCCGTTAAATTCCACAGGCTCCGGAAGGTCAATGACCGTCGCCGCAAGCCCGCTGTCGATCTTCTCCGTCAGGGCTTTGGACTTCCTGCCGGAACCGACCCTCGCGCCGCCGCGCATAGTCCCGTCTTTGGCCATTTTCCTCACCTCAATTCCCTGCAGGGGTTAATACCCCGTTTGATTTCTTCTTTTTGTGCGTGTGACCCCCGCGCCGTTCCCTGGAGAATATACGTGTGGGGATTTTCACTCCCCCTGCCGCCTTCCCCAGCGGTCGCCCCTTTCCGCGTGTATACGCGAGTGACACGACTTGCACAGCGCGATAAGATTGCTCCTATCATGCGTGCCACCTTCACTCAGCGGCTTCTTATGATGAACCTCTTCCACAGGAACTATCACTCCACGCTCGAAGCACAGCTCACAGAACGGATGCTCCATCACATACTTGTCGCGGATCCTTTTCCACGCTCTTCCGTAACGCTTCTTTGTCCGGGGATCCCGTCCATACTTCTCATACTCACTGTTCACCTTCGCCTGATGCTCAGGGCAGTACCTCCCATCCGCAAGGTTGGGACAGCCCGGATAAGCACACGGCTTCTTCGGTTTCCTCGGCATCTGTCCACCTTCTTTCATCTACAGAAAAAGCCGCTGCAGATTATCCCGCAACGGCTTCCTCATCTTTCACTTTTGCCATCTTAACAATATCACATAGGCTTACTGTATCGAACTTGATTTTACTGTATTCTTTCCGGAATCTTTATTTCATCCAGCGCATTCCTGTGAAGCCGGAATACATTGTCGATACCATAGCCAAGTTCTATTGCGATCTCTTCCCATCTCATATAGGACAGATACCGAAGTTCCAGCACCGTCTGAAGTTCGGAACTCTCCACAGCCTTTATCCTGCGGATGATATCCTTCTTCAGTTCCACAAGCTTTATCATGTCCTGGTTGATCTCCGTTTCCAGTTCGATGATCTGGATCACGGCATCTTCCAAACGGGAATGCCCTTTGTTCGGATTTCTCGGCATATCCGAATATGTCACGGTCGCTTTGGTGGCAAGGTCATGAAGATCCTCAATCTGACCCAGCTTGCTCTCGATACGCTGGTTCAGCCCAAAGGCCTGTGACAGATATTTCTTTGCTTCCTGTTGATGTCTGTTCATAAGCTACCTCCGATTGGATTTATTTTTCTTCCCTCGGATTGACTCTGATTGTCTCACTTCGTCCTGAAGCCTTTTGATCAGATATTCCCCGTCCACACTTGTCAACTGACTGTACCAGCCGGAACGGAAAAATCTCTCGATCTCCAACGTCTCACTGATTGCCTCTTTATTTTTCGGATGAGCCTTGACCTTCTTCAGCGCTATCCTATAATCAGATACCGCCTGCAGAATAATGGCATTTGCCAATCGCTCATAAGGATCATCCGCAAGATTTTTATTTCCCGCCATAGGCACTTACCTCCGCTTTCACGGCATCGATCAGCGCCGATTGTGTCTGGTCTTTCGCTTCCAACGCTTTCAGGATTCTTTCATCCACGGTACCGGCGGTAATGATATGGATCACCGTAACCGTTCCGGAAGTCTGACCCTGCCGCCATAACCTAGCTATCGTCTGCTGATACAGCTCCAAACTCCATGTGATACCGAACCACACGATCACATTTCCGCCTGACTGCAGGTTCAAACCATGTCCGGCAGAAGCAGGATGTATCAAACCGACCTGAAGCTCCCCGGCATTCCACTTTTCGATGCTCTTATCAGAATCCAGCTTCTCAAACACGATTTTCAGTTTTTTCAGCCTCTCCGTGATCCTCGCCAGGTCATGCTTGAACCAGTAGGCCACCAAAACCGGTTTTCCGTTCGCCGATTCGATCAGATCCTCCAAAGCGTCCAGTTTTCTCTCATGGAAGGCATTCACGGAACCGTCATCATCGTAAATAGCCCCGTTTGCAAGCTGTGACAGTTTCCCGGAAAGCGCCGCCGCGTTTGCAGCCGTAATCTCACCACCCGGAAGCTGTAAAACCAGCTCGTCCTTCATTTCCTCGTACTTTTCACGCTCGTCTTCATCCAGATAAACCTTATACTCATTGCTGATCAGCTCCGGCATATCCAGATAGTCCGTCGCCTTCATGGAAATGGTGATATCGGAGATCCTGTCATAAATACGGTCTTCCGCACCCGGCAGAAGCTTGTATGTATAAACGATCGGACCGTTCATCCTGTCAGGCTTGAAATAATTCACCCTGTACTGACTGATAAATCTTCCCAGCCTCTCTCCCATATCCAGAATCTTGAACTCTGCAAATAAATCCATCAGGCCATTTGATGAAGGTGTTCCAGTCAGCCCCACAATGCGCCGGATCTTCGGTCTTACCTTCATAAGCGCCTTGAACCTCTTCGCCTGCCAGTTCTTAAAGGAAGAAAGCTCATCCACAACCACCATGTCGTAATCAAACGGAATCCCGCTTTCCTCTACCAGCCAGGGAACATTTTCCCTGTTGATAATGTAGATATCCGCATCCGCCTTTAGTGCCGCCAGCCTCTCCGCAGCCGTGCCGACCGCTATGGAATACCGGATCCCATTCAGGTGGTCCCACTTTTTGATCTCATCGGACCATGTATTCCTCGCAACCCTAAGAGGCGCTATGATCAGAACCTTCGACACCTCAAAGCTGTCATACATCAGCTCATTCAAGGCAGATAACACAATGCTCGTTTTTCCCATACCCATATCAAGCAGTATGGCGGCAATCGGATTTTTCTTAATGAACCCGATCGCATATTTCTGATATTCATGTGGCTTGTATCTCATCTAAAATCCCTCCGATTTTCTCCGGATCATCAAGCACGTAAACCTGAAAGCCCAGCTTATTCATCAGCCTGTGTCTGGATACCTGCAGAGGCCTTGGCGCCTCTCCGGGTGCCTTGACCTCCACAAATCCGAAATGTCTTCCAGGCAGAAGCACGATCCGATCCGGCATTCCGTCAAACCCCGGTGATACGAACTTTGGACAGATTCCGCCTCTGGCCTTTACAGCCCGAACCAGCTTCTGCTCCACCTGCTTCTCTCTCATATTTCCTCCACGCTCTCTCGAAAGCATCCATACATCCGCTGCAGGCTCCGCAGCCTTCAAGGTAATCGCGGATGACAGCCTTATCCCCGTCACGCGGAAATTCCCTGTCTTCTTTCATATCCCTCGCAAGGTCGCCCACCGGTGCCTTCGTGTTTATGTGCTTTTTCATCATCCATGTATAAAAGTTCATTGCGATTCCTCCATCATTGAAATCTGAGGGTGCAGGGTGTGCAGGACATTCCCTATTCTTCCTATAAGGAATTTTTCAGTAAAAAAATCTCTATACGCGATATAGGTATAAGTCCTGCACCCCCTGCACCTTTTAGCTAAAATCAATCAACAAAATCTGTGTCTTTGAGCTGCAACCCCTGCACCCACATACCGGATTTCTTCTTTTTGCGGCTAAAACCACGCTTTTCAAGTTCCAGAACAAAATCCGCGTTGGTACGCGCATACTCGCCTGTCCTCAGGCAGTAAGAACGGAACTCTTCATAAAGCTCCCCGGACTTGCACTCCAAACCGTCGCCTGCATCACAGCATTCCTCCAGGAAGATACCCATCCAGTCATTCATCCCGCGGTATGCAGCTATGGCCTCGACTACCACCTTGGGCTTCACCGGTTTATGGTCATGCGCAATCACACGCTTCGCGCCTTCGATGATCCAGCTCATGATGGCCGGTGCCGCATGCTCATACAGGTAATCCGAATAATTCTTGATATCAGACTTGCCCTCGATCTTCGCATGGAACGGGATCACGATCAGTCTTCTCCAGGTACCTTCATCTGACGCGCCAACCTTCGGAAGATGGTTCGTATAGAGCACCACCGTATGGGAAGGCGTGAAGTCAAACGGATCCTTGAACTTCTTCTCGCCCCTGATCTGGTCAGTTGAGCAAAGCTGCTTCAATATGGAAGTTGACAGCCTCATCCCTTCTTCCAGCTCTGCCGCAATGATGAGGCGCTTGCCCTTAAGCTCCGCGATCTCAGGCTTTACATTCCTTCTGCATCCTGCCGTCAGGGCATCCGCGGATATCGCCCCGGAATAGGTTCCAAGTACCCGCGATACTGTATTCCAGAAAGTGGACTTACCATTGCGCCCTTCACCGTAGGCAATGATGAGAGCTTCTTCATAAACTTTGCCGATAGCCGCAAGCCCCACCGTTTCCTGTACATAATCGATCAGATCCTGATCGCCGCAGAAGAACAGCTGAAGCGCAGCCTCCCACAGATCCCTGCCTTCATCGCCCGGAGCCGCATTCGTTATCTTTGTCAGAAGATCCGCTGAGTTATGTGCTCTCGCGCCGTCCAGCCCCTTCTTCAGGTCATAGGTCGCTTCCGGCGTATTCAGGTAGTTTTCCTGCGCGTCAAACAGATTGATGTCCGTTGCCACCATAGGCTTCGCCGCGCTCTGCGTGTTGACAATATTCTTGTAATTCCTGTACTTCATCACGAAAGCGTAATAAGCCTTGGCCGCCAGATATTCCTTATATGCGTCATTCAGATCCGGCGTGATCAGCTTCTCCAAAGCCTTGCCGCCCGCTCTTACGACCTCTTCCGGAATGCCGCCGTCAATCAGCGCCTGCATTGCCTCAGAATACTGAGTCCTGGCATCCACAAGCTGCATATCCAGGAACTCTTCCACGGTTCCGACAGCCTTCTGCCTGTTCTCTCTCCAGCAGATCCCGTCATAGCTTAAAAACTCCGTTGCGTCCGTATAAAGAAGCTCTCCCGCATATTCCCTGACAAGCACCCTCGCTTCACCGATATCCGAATAGTCATCCGGCTTTAAGGACTCAAACTCCGCATTGTACTCATCAGGCGGAATATATCCCGGCTGTGTCATGACAGTCTTCTTATAAAACCTGACCGCGCTTCCCCAGATCGTCGCAAGCTCTGACTGCTCCAAAGGCGGATCACATCTCTTCGCATGTTCAAGAAAAGCTTCTTTCGCCTTATCCGTGATCCCGTACTTCTTAAGGACCCTTCCGGCAAAATGGCTCATGGCATTGTTGCGGTTTCCTACCGTGATCGGACCTGAGCTGACCGGCACATCTTCTTCATCCGCGCCTGCATAATCGGGCGTGACTTCCTCTTCGATCGACATCCACCCCTCATGCCAGACAACCTCATCCGGATCGGATCCGAAGATGAATCTGGCAGCATCCAGGGCATTATCATCAAAGAACGGAAAAGCCTTCTGTATCGCCTTTTTGACCGCCGCGTAATAATCAGCATCCTCGGTCTCTTCTATAGGAAAGTACACATGGAACTTCGGCCTCGCAGTCCTGCCGTCCTTTTCCTTCATATGGTTCCGGCTCGGCACCGCCGCATAGTCGATCTCTTCAAAAAGCTCTTCCAGCTTCTCCAACGTGATCCAGTCATCCGGATCTTCCGAATGGTCATTGTCACAATCCATCACAATGACATTCGACTTCAGGAAGTTGCTGATATTGCGGTAGTTCTTCTTAAACTCCCCGCACACATGGTCAAAATGCACCGCCGCCTTCAGCGCATCCCCTGACATGATCTCCGCCCTGTTGGGATACACGCAGTTCTTCGCATCGGCAGCCACATTCGCCGTCTGTAAAACAAAAAACATATTTCTGCCTCCTGTTATCTTCTTGTGAAATTGGTTACTGTCCGCTGCTTACCTTCGACCCTCAATGGAACCACCCCTTTCGTCTGAGTAGTAAAGCCGAACCTGGCTTTCCGAAGGTCTAGGTAAAAGTCCGGGCAGTTTTCCGATTTTGATCAGAACTTTTTCCAGATTTTTTGCGTAAGGCAGAAACGCTTCCTTTTAATGGAGCAGAAAACCTGCTCCATTGTCCGTTGGCCGTCATATGTCCGCTCGTGCAAGCACGGCGGCCGCATGAAGGCTTATCGCTCATAAAGAAAAATCCGGTCATCACCTGACCGGAAATTTTTTTGCCCGAAAATCGGAAAATGCCCTCATCTCATACCTAGACCTCCGAAAGATGCGGGTACCGATGAGCGCAGAAAAATATTTTTCAGGAAAAATCGGAAAACAGCACTTTCTCATACCTAGACCACCAGAACAGGGAAACGGAGGTGCAACGATGAACGACAGAACTATTGATTAAGCCGCCCCGGTAAACACGGAGGCGGCAAAGCAGACAAACCTATGAACCTTGAAAACAGATTAAAGATAAGGAGAAAGACAATATGAGCAAAATGAGCGAATTGTCACAGGTCCTGGATGATCTCATCGCCTGCGGTGAAAAGATGATCCAGACCGCGAACGCAATCAGGGAATGCTTCAGCGAAGAAGCACCCGCAGCAGAGCCGGAGAAGAAAGCCAAAGCCCCTAAGAAGGAAAAGGCTCCCGAACCGGCTGAGAAATCTTATTCCAAAGAAGACGTCAGAGCCATCCTTGCCGCAAAGGCAAATGAAGCAGGCGGACAGTTCAAAGCGCAGGTGAAAGCCATCGTAAAGAAATACGCTGACGGCGGAAGCCTCACGGACGTTCCCGCGGACAGCTACCCGGCTCTCGTCGAAGAAGTGGAGGGACTGAAAGATGCCTAGACACGCATACCTCTCCGCCTCAGCTTCCCACAGGTGGCTATCATGCCCGCCCTCGGCAAAGCTCTGTGCAGAGATCAAGGACGAAACCTCACCATACGCCCAGCAGGGCACCGACGCCCATGAGCTGTGTGAGTACAAGGTTCTTCATGCGTTAGGCCAGGAAGTCAAAGACCCGACAGAGAATCTGGATTTCTTCGATACAGAAATGGCGGACGCCACCGATGAATACTGTTCCTATGTTATGGAGCAGTACGAGAAGGCAAAGCAGTTATGCAAGGATCCGCAGGTACTAGTTGAGCAGAGACTGGATTTCTCCAAATGGGTACCGGACGGTTTCGGCACCGGCGACTGCCTCATCATAGCGGACAAAGTCCTTCAGATCATCGATTTCAAATACGGACTCGGGATTCTGGTGGAGGCTGAGAACAACCCGCAGATGATGTGTTACGCCCTCGGAGCCCTGGACACCTACGACGGGATCTATGACATCGAATCCATAGAGATGACGATCTTCCAGCCAAGGCGTGAGAACATCAGCACCTTCACGATCAGCAAGGAAGACCTGCTTTCATGGGCAGAGGACTTCCTGAAGCCGACAGCGGAGCTTGCATACAACGGCGAAGGCGATTTCCACGCCGGCGACCATTGCCAGTTCTGCAAGGTCAAGGCAACCTGCCGTGAAAGGGCCACTTACAACATGGAGCTTGCAGCTTATGACTTTGAGCAGCCCGCCACCTTGGATGATGAAGAAATCGCATCCGTCCTTCCCCGGATCGACGATCTGGTAGCATGGGCCGGCGACATCAAAGAATACGCACTTCAGCAGGCTATGAGCGGAACAGAGTATCCCGGATTCAAGGTTGTGGAAGGCAGATCAATCAGAAAATACACGGACGAGAACGCAGTTGCTTCCGCCGTTACAAATGCCGGATACGACCCTTATGAGAAAAAGGTACTCGGAATCACAGCAATGAATTCCCTTCTTGGGAAGAAGAAATTTGAAGAACTTCTGGCAGGCTTCATTACCAAGCCGCCAGGCAAACCGACGCTTGTGCCTGAGTCAGATAAAAGACCGGCACTGAACACAGCCAAAGATGATTTTAGTGAAGAATAAGGAGGAAAAAATCATGGCAAAGAATGTATCTATCCCTACAAAAGTTATTACCGGTGTCAATACCAGATGGAGCTATGCGAATGTCTGGGATCCGAAGAGCATCAACGGCGGAGCTCCGAAGTACAGCGTATCGCTCATCATCCCAAAGTCCGATACCGCTACTATCGCCAAGATCAAAGCAGCTATCCAGGCAGCCTATGAGGAAGGTCAGAGCAAGCTGAAGGGCAACGGCAAGTCCGTCCCTGCCCTCTCCGCTATCAAGACCCCGCTCCGTGACGGCGATCTGGAAAGACCGGATGATGAGGCTTACAAAAATAGCTACTTCATCAACGCCAACAGCGCAACGGCTCCCGGAATCGTGGATGCAGACAGGAATCCTATCCTTGAACGCTCCGAAGTATATTCCGGCGTTTACGGAAGGGCATCCATCAATCTGTACGCCTTCAACAGCAACGGCAACAAGGGAATCGCCTGCGGTCTGAACAATCTTCAGAAGATCCGCGACGGTGAACCCCTCGGAGGAAAGTCCAGAGCTGAGGATGACTTCGCAACCGTGGACGATGAGGATGATTTCCTCGACTAACCTGACAACCAAAGCGGGCGGCGGCACTTCCGCCGCTGCCTGCGACAACCAAAGAAATGAGGTGCAAATCAATGACTACCATACTTACCTACATTGTAGCTTTCTTCTCCATGGTCGGAATCGCCGTCGTGATTGTGTTCGCAATAGAAGCCATCTCCAAGAAAGCAGATGCCTCCAAGGAATACAGGAAGAAGCGCATCGACAATCTGGAAAAGATCAATGAGAAGCTGGATGACATCATCCGCATTTTAAGACGATAACCTGCAGGGTGGCGGCGATGCTGCCACCCTCTTTTTTACAAGGAGGCCACACATGAATATGGAAAACATGACTGATATCACAATCAATTTTAATGATCCAAAGTGGATCTTGGAGCACATTACTATTGCTCTGCAGCGGACTTCCGATGAAAGCCTTGTCAAAAGACCCTGCGACCTGGACGGCATTGAACAATACCTGATTTTACAGGGTGAGGAAGATGGTGCCTGTTATTCGGTAAAAGTGGTTCCGCTTCTTCTCTCCAATGCCGGAATCAGGGAGTCAGATGCATGGGATAAGGCGCTCAATAATCTCAGCGCAGACACACAGATTACCAGCCTTGGAAAAGTTCTTTCGGACATGACCGGAATCCCCTATGACGGATCGCTGGAATCTGATGTTAAATTCCACGTGATTACAAACTCCCGGAAGTGTAAGGGTGCCTCGGCTATCATGAATCGGAAAGCACTTAGAGCTTTTACCCAGATCTATAACACCAATATGCTATTCGTTCTCCCATCATCTATCCATGAAATGATGATTGCCCCTTACGACAGCAGCCTCAATCTGGATGAACTGTCAGCCATGGTCAAGGACATCAACGAGACACAGGTGGCACCGGAGGAACGCCTGACAGACAGGGCATATATCATCACCCTATGAGAAAGGAAAACCAATGAAAGAAATGTCAATCGACTTAGAGACTTACAGCGACATTGATATCTCCAAAAGCGGAGCATACAAGTACGCTGAGTCTGAGAATTTTGAGATACTGCTCTTCGCTGTTTCCGTGGATGGTTCTCCGGTCAAGGTATATGACCTTGCCTGCGGTGATACCGTCCCAAATGAAATCCTTGCAGCACTATCTGATGAGAATGTAACCAAATGGGCTTTCAATGCCAGTTTTGAACGAATCTGTCTTTCCAACTGGCTGAAGCGCCATCACCCGGAACACTTCTTTGGGTACAGCATCAAAGAAGACCCGGCAAGCAAATACCTCGACCCGGAATCATGGAAATGCACCATGATATGGTCTGCCTATATGGGACTTCCCCTCTCGCTGGAAGGTGTCGGTGCTGTCTTAAAACTTCAAGATCAGAAACTGAAGGAAGGCAAAGACCTGATCAGATACTTCTGTACGCCGTGCAAACCTACGAAAGCAAACGGCGGACGCACACGGAACCTTCCCCAGTATGATAGTGAAAAGTGGATCCGCTTCAAAGAATACAACCGCCGGGATGTAGAAGTGGAAATGGCAATAAAGAAACGCCTTGTTAAATATCCTGTTCCGGACTTCATCTGGGATGAATACCATCTCGATCAGGAGATCAACGACAGAGGCATAATGCTGGATATGAAAGTCGTACAAAACGCCATTGCATTTGATGAAAAATCCAAGTCCGCGCTCATGCTGCAGATGCAGAACCTCACCGGTCTCGATAATCCGAACAGCGTTGTACAGATGAAGGAATGGCTTTCCGATAACGGCGTGGAAATGGAATCCCTCGGTAAAAAAGAAGTCGCGGGCTTTGTCAAATCTTCTGACGGTAACGCTAACGGTAACATCACCGAAGCATTGAAGCTCCGCCTGCAACTTGCAAAATCGTCTGTGAAGAAATATCAGGCAATGCAGAATGCAGTCTGTAAAGATGGCAGAGCTCACGGCATGTTCCAATTCTATGGAGCTAACCGTTCCGGTCGTTGGGCAGGCAGGCTGATACAGCTGCAGAACCTTCCGCAGAATCACATGAATGACCTTGCCGAAGCCAGAGCCATAGTAAAATCCGGTGATTATGATATGCTTCAGCTGCTCTATGATGATATCCCTGACACTTTATCGCAGCTGATCAGAACAGCATTCGTGCCTCGTCCGGGGTACAAGTTCATAGTCAGCGATTTCTCCGCAATCGAAGCCCGCGTTCTTGCCTATCTTGCCGGTGAGACCTGGCGCTCCAAAGTATTTGCTGAAGGAAAAGATATCTATTGTGCCTCAGCTTCTCAGATGTTCGGTGTTCCTGTAGAAAAGCACGGCATCAATAGCCATCTCCGCCAGAAAGGAAAGATTGCTGAACTCGCCCTCGGATACGGCGGATCCGTCGGTGCCTTGATTTCAATGGGTGCTCTCGATATGGGACTCCTGGAAGAAGATCTGCAGCCGCTTGTAAATGCCTGGCGTAACTCAAATCCTATGATCACCGCCTTTTGGTGGGATGTTGACCGTGCTGTCAAAACTACCATTACCCAGCGAATCAAAACAGAGGTTCGTGGTATCCAGTTCTTTTATAAAAGCGGAATGCTCTTCATACAGCTTCCTTCCGGACGCAGGCTTGCCTATGTGAAACCCCGGATCGGTTCCAATCAATTCGGCGGTGAATCAGTCACCTATGAAGGTGCCGGTTCCACGAAGAAGTGGGAACGCATTGAATCCTATGGACCTAAATTCGTGGAGAATATCGTTCAGGCAATCAGCCGTGACATCCTCTGCTATGCTATGAAAACGCTCCGCCACTGCTTCATCGTCGGACATGTCCATGATGAACTGATTATCGAATGTGATCCCAGGGTTGACCTGAAAGTCGTCTGTGAACAGATGGGCAGATCGCCGGACTGGATGCCGGACATCCTACTCAGGGCAGACGGATACGAAACCAATTTTTATAAAAAAGACTGA